ACATTAAGTATCAAGTTTTGGTTGACGAAAAGAATCTGTTTTCCGAATCCATAGAAACCGCAGAACAAGTCAAGTCCTCGGAGCTCTTTCTGCAAAAAAAGATGAAACGAATAGACATTGTCCCAGTCATCGAAGGGGCTGGCGACGACTTTAAGGACATGGCTATGATTCTTGGGGGCGCGCTAATGTTTGGTATGGGCTGGGGAATGGGTAGCCCAGGGTTAATGCAGCTGGGTCTATACACCTTGTTGCTCGGCTTGTCGAATCTCCTTTCGGAGCCCCCAGAGTTCGAAGATTTCAGAGAGATGGAGCAGATAACAAAAAAAGAATCCTACCTTTATAACGGTGTTCAAAACACATACAACCCAGGCGGTCCTGTGCCAATAGGGTATGGGCGGATGCTGGTGGGGTCCCTGCTGGTCGGCTATGCTCACCACACGACAGACAAGAAAATATTCGATAATGGAACTCATTATCCATAAAACAAAAAGGCTCTACCCATGGCAGTAGGCGCATCAGAAGAAAAAGAAACACAAGCAAAAAACGTGCATGGCGTCTACTACGACAAGGTAGTAGATGGAGAAGTCGTCCCGGACACACTGAAAAAATACATGGCGACGACCAAAGCTGATGTCACCGACATGATATGCGAGGGTGGCATCGACGGCTTGGTCACAAAAGAATACACCTATGACTTGGCGAACAGTAGCGAAGGTGATTTTGGTTACGCAGGGGTAACCGCAACGGACACTTTTGCAGACCCGCTATGTTCTATCTACTGGAATGAAACCCGAGTCAGAGATAAGGATAGCGGCTTATTAAATTTTAACGGAATCAATATCACTTATCAAAAGTCTGTCATATATGCCAACGGGTTCCCTTGCCAAAGAATTCAGACCATCAACGAAAAGCTTCGCGGCCTAGAGGGCGGCGAAGGCAGTTATACAAGCTACTACAAATATTATAAAATCCTGAACCCCGAATGTAGCAAAATCATTGTTAACATCAAGGTGGCCGCGTTAGGAAAAATAGACAGGTACAAAGGAACTAGTCAAGAGCCGAATGATACATACGGAGAGATGCTGAATGAGTCAGTCAACATCAACATCCACCTTAGGCCCGTTTACGCCAACCACACAAAAACAGATTTTGAGCTAGCCACGAATAGCACCGCAAAGTATCATCCCGACACAGCAGGGACTCTGCCTAACGGAGCTATGATAATCCAAGGCAAACTCTCCACCCCGTATGTCAGAGCCTGCCACATAGAGGTTCCCCTAGAACACTACAAGTCATTCGCGAACAAAGAGAAAACCGACTTCCTCGGCTATGAGATAAGAGTTACAAAACAAACGGTTGAGCCCATTAGCCCAGACGTAAAAAATGAAACTTATGTTGACACCATCGTTGAGATAATTGACGACTCCATCATGGCTCCAAACACGTTTGTGGTTCGTTCTGAATATGATGCGGAGTTTTTTAGCGCTATACCCGAAAGAGCCTACGACATGCGGCTTCTTAAGGTTCGCGTTCCAAGCAACTACAACCCAATCACACACTCCTATACGAATGATGGGATATGGGATGGGCAATTTTCAGACGAAGTGGCTGGCCCCTATGGTAGCGCTGGGCTTTATTGGACCGATAATCCAGCTTGGTGTTTCTATGACCTGATTACTAATCCAAGATACGGCTTGGGGAGGTACTTAAACACCGCAAACTTCGACAAGTGGACCCTCTATCAAATAGCTAGGTACTGTGACGAGCTTGTCTCCGATGGGTTTCACGGTTTAGAGCCTAGGTTTACTTGTAATATCCTTATTCAATCCCGAGAAGACGCGTTTAAGGTACTCAATGACATGGCGAGTATTTTTCGCGGGTTATTGTATTATTTTGCTGGAAATCTTTTTGCGATTCAAGACGGCCTCAAGCAACCTATCTTTCAATTTACAAACGCGAGCGTAAAGGACGGAGACTTTAAGTACTCGAGCACAAGCGCCAAAGTGCGGCATACCGTAGCAGTGGTAAGGTACAACGACAAAGACGATTTTTATAAACCAGCGGTAGAGTATGTAGAAGATGTTGACGGAATACGCAAGTACGGGATAAAAGAAAAGAGCATATCCGCGTTTGGCTGCACCAGCAGGGGGCAAGCCATTCGTATGGGGAGGTGGGTTATTGCCTCAGAAAATCTAGAAACTGAAACCTGCTCGTTTACTACTGGGCACGAAGCGTCTATGATTAGACCTGGGGACGTCTTTGTCGTCTCTGATTCGAACAGGTTAATGATTAGAAGGAGCGGGAGAATATCCAAGCTTGACCTAGCGAACAACACGGGGAGCAGTCCTTACTTTGACATAAGGTTGGACGGCGAACTAAAATCCCTAGCGGCGAACAGAGACTACACTCTCACGCTTTCCACGCCCTCGTTTATGTTCGAGCCCTCTCAGGTCACCCTAGTTGACTCAGACGACTCCCAATACATAAGAAACATCCACATCCAAAGGTTTACGATTCAGCTAAGCGATGTTACGACTGTGGATGGGATAAGCACGATTAGAGTAACAGGCAACGATACGTGGAATGTCGTACCTAGCACGTCTCGCACGACGAACGGCCCTCTAGACGTTACCAATTTTAGTACCCCCGATAAATTTATCTGGAGTGTTCTCTCGACAGAGCATGACCCAGACCACGGCACGATCCAAGAGCAAATCAAACACGAACAACAGTTCAGAGCTCTTAATATAGCGGAAAAAGAAGACGGTGAATACGAAGTCTCTAGCGTAGAGTATGTAGAAGCAAAATATAAAGAAATAGATGAGGCGGTCAAATTTATAAACCAAGTTTCATTTACTGTACCGCAGCTCGACGCCACAGCTAAACTGGAGATCGATGGTCACTACGCCATCGAAGACCCAGACGGTGTTGAATATCAAAACACTAGGGTTATTAAATACACAATAACGCCGCCAGCACCAGCTAACCGAGACGGCCTGTCTTACTTTGGCGTTTACGCAAGCAAAACCGCCTTTGGCGCGGGCGTGCCAGACAGCAAGTTCTTAGTCCACAAAGAGTTCGCAACCTCCGACTTGGTAGCGCAATTCGTGCCCGCCTCTGGAGGGACGTGGTATTTCAGGATGTATGCCTTTAATTCTCTCGATCAAAGGTCTTCCGCGTATAAAGAAGATAACATCACCTTGCCCGCTATCTATCCAATTCGAGACATTCAGATCAGGTCCCTTAGGTTAACGGATAACGCCAGAACCAATGAGCCCGCCAAAAGCGACCCCTTCCCTGCTACGTACGACCAAAACGTCCCGTCCACATGGATAGATGAATACGACGGAGCAGACACCCAAATTTCCTGGGAAACCGTAATACCTACAATCGTGGGAGCCAATTTACAGGTCAGCTTTGAATATAAAATTACCATATATAAGGGCAATCAAACGTCTACGCCCCTCAAGGTTTACGATAATTATATCCCCGTAGACGCTGACCTTTCTTCTACTACGTTTGAGTATACGCTAGCAGACAACTACGTCTCTAACGGTGACGACATCTATGCTATCGATAGGCTATACACAGTAAGGGTGGAAGCCGTTGACGGAAATGGAGACTCCTCGGGGGTCAACACTAAAGGCTATGATATTCTGGTTGTAGATAACCCTAAGCCGACTAGGCCCCCAGCGACCGATGGCTTCATTGACGTAAACGGGCACATCATATGCGGTAATCTTAACAGGCCAATAAACGCGACGTACGCCATTCTTGTTGCTTGGGACAAGCATTTTTCATACGACGAATACGTAGCGGGCAAAATACAAGCTTCTTGGGTTAAAGATAGCGTCACTGGTGGCGGCTCGTGGGTAGCCAATAAAGCAAACCACAGTATTGGAGACCATGTTTATACCAGCAACAATCTGTACACAGTAACCTCTACTGGCAACAGCGGCACATCCTCCCCCACTCATACGAGCGGGACAAACGGCATCTTTACTTGGTTCAGGTCAGCTTCGTTTACTCCTGATGTTAAGCAGATTGCCGCCGATGTTGACGTGCTTGAATTAGACGCTTCCTTCAAGTCGGAAGAGCTTAAAAAAGCTTACGTATGTATTGCTTATATGGACGATTTCGATGTAGAGCTAGTAACCCTTGCTTCTCCAGAGTTTGAGGATATTCCCTCTTTCGATATCCAAAAGCAGCTTGCAGATAGGTCCTCGACAGCTTCGGGTTGCGCTGCGGGGGTCAACGGTTGTGCGGTTGAAATAGTCAAGGTGACCCCAAAGCTTTTAGACCTCATTGGTGAAGGGTGGAAAGCGTGGGTTAAGATAGATAAAGACGGTAAGTGGTTTGCTTCTCAAAGAATTAAATGCGTTAAGGACATTACGTCTTTAGCTGACGATTACGCTGGGTACATTCCCTTCTACTGTACGAGAAAAATGCCCATGGTGTCAATCTCTCAGGGGGCAAACGTGGGCGGAGGTAGGGTAGGTCGTATGATAGCACTTACTGGCAGCGCTCAAACTAAGAATTATAACGTGGGTTGCTTGTATTATTTACCGCCAGGCACAAACCAATACCCAACGAACTGGTATCCAGAAACCTATACGGACCAAGTAGAGACCGTGGGTGGCCACAACGCTGGCGACTATAACGTATACGCTGAAAAC